TATGAACAAGATGAACCAATTCCTACGCATTGCAAATGCGAGACTCAAAAAGACATACCCTAACAAGCAACAGCGTAGAGCGTGGGCAGCTAAGATGTATGTAAGATGGCTAAAGCGACAGGAATAATGCTCACAGCTATGTACAGAATAAGGGTAAAACCTGACGATATAGCACACAAAGTAAGGGTAAAACCTTACAATTATAGGCGCACACATAAAAAAGTAGGCGCAAACCTTAATACCAAATAAAAATGAGAGAGATACTACTGGAGATGTATGAGAAACTTTGGAACGCTGACAAGGATAAGTTTACTTGGTATGCTATAGTAAAAGATTCTCTGGATAAATTAGAAACCAAAGATGATACAGAACGATAGGGTTTTGTGTTTTTAATAGAACATTATGTCAAGTAAACTGCACAAGATGCTTGACACCTTTAACACCAAAGAGAAATGATAACACTAATTGTACTTACACTTATGCTTGCTGTCTTGTTTATGTATCTAACCGGTAAAGGAGAACAGCAATGAAAAGGATGAAACAGTTTATGCGCATAGCAATGGCAAGGCTACGCCCTATCTACAAACACCCCGCTCAACGCAGAGCGTGGGCTGCAAACATGTACAGAAGATGGCAAGAAAGAAAGAATGGACACTCTACAAAGAAGTAGAGGGAATGAAGTACCCCCAAGAGGACTTGAACATCGAGAGACATTGGAGGATAATGGTAAGGTACGCATTGTGCAAGCACCAGAATGTTAAGGAGGCATCCAAGGAACTAGGGGTAACACCCCGCACAATATTCCGGCTCATCAACAGGTGGGATATTGAGTGGAGACTTCCAGATCTTGAGCCGTTGAAAAAAAAACCAGTGTAACATTTGTTAATTAAATGTGGATACTGTAAATTTGAATCAATTAAATTTTATACTATGTCTAATACTTATCAGTTCAAAACAACGAACATCAAAGGCAAGCAGTACGTTGAGGTTAATCAACGTGTCATTGCATTCCGTACTCTATCAGAGTACAAAAATTTCTCATTGGAAACACAGGTGCTACACCTAGATCCAGAGTCATGTGTCATACAAGCAACCATATCCAATGCGGAAGGAAACGTAGTGGCTCAAGGTATGGCGCAAGAGGACAAGAGTTCCTCTCGAATTAATCAAACCTCATACGTAGAGAATTGTGAAACGTCCGCTGTAGGTAGAGCCCTTGGGTTCTTAGGTATAGGGATAGAGACATCGATTGCTACGGCTGATGAAGTAGGTATGGCTATTGAAAAGCAGAATACCTCAGCGCCTGCTACGAAAGAAAGTCTCAATGAGATATTCAAAAAGTCTGTGGAGTACATAAAGGCAGGTGAGAACAAGCCAGATCGTAACACACGCTTCACTGCGATACAAGACAAATACAAAGGCACCATGACTGCTTCTCAGATTTCTAAGTTAGAGAAGTTAGTATGACTCATGGATGGTTTGAATCTTTAGTCAAGAGAACGGGGAAAAAATACCTATCGTACTCTTCAATCAAGTATGCACTGCAAGACATTGCACTGTTTGAATTATATATGCAAGGCAAGTTGCGTAAGGAATCGGAGGCACTCACATTTGGGAGTGCTTACGATTGCCTTTTGTTTGAGCCTCACAAGTTTGACAATCAGTTTCACGTCATGGATGACACTGAGATTATCAAAGAAGTCGGAGGCAAGAACCCTCGTGTCACGAAAGTGTATAAGGAATGGAAGGCTGAAGAAAAAACAAAAGCAAAAGACAAGACTGTTGTAACCATAGATGACTACCAACAATGCATCGACATGATAACAAGGCTCGATGAATCGAAGGTACTCAACATATACCTGGATGGGGACTATCAAGTAGAGTTCTTACAAGAACTTGAAATCGGCGCGGAGGTAGTCCCTTTCCGTGGTTTCCTTGACTGCCTCGGCAAAGGATTCATAGCAGACAGTAAGTCTTCTCGTAGCGTGAAGGGATTCCCTAGAGATGTACGTGTATTCGGATACGACATTCAAGCATTCCTATACACACACGCATTCGGGGTAAAAGATTTCTATTGGGTAGTGCAGGAGAAAGCATACCCGTATTTACCAGCAGTATATAAAGCATCAGAGGAAACCCTTGACTCTGGTAGACGTAAAGTGGCTCGTGCCTTGAGTATAATCAAGGAACATTATGAGAATGACAAGCCATCTACTACGTTCTTTTTACAAGGGGAAATTTAATCAATACTATTGCTATGTCACAACAACAAAGCAAGGGAGTCTACATGGGATATGTAGGCGAACGCAAAGAGTTTGACAGTGGTGTTATCAAGTATAACATCTCTTTCAAAGAGGATCAATTGGATGAGATGAAGAAGTACCTAACGAGCGCAGGTAATGTGAACGTAGACTTCATCATCAAGACCGATGGAACCGCATTCACTAGTGTGTTTAACCCACGTGCAAACGGGGGAGCGAACACTCAAAGCCAAGCCGCTAAAGCAGTGGCCCAAGGCAGCGACGGATTGCCGTTCTAAATTACTAGTGCAAGGGAGGGGATTCAATCATGTTAAGCAAAACTCCCCTGTTCAAGGGCCCCTCCCTGCATTAATACTTTACATTATGAATGGAAACTTTGGAGATAAAAGAAAGACGGCTGGTGGTCAACACAGTGTGCGCACTTATAATATTAAATACAATAGACGAAAAAAAAGATGGCAACTAAACAAAGGAATAAGCCCAATCTTCAGCGCGAAGCAGAAGGAGGACGTAGAGTGGTGGTACAAGGAAGTGATAGCGAAGAACTGCGTGATATTTTAATCGCTGTATACGGTACACTCAAGCGTGGCTTTGGTAACAACATACTACTAAGCAATGCTGTGTACGTTTCGAATGCAAAGACAGAGAGACAATACCCTATGGTGGTACATGGATCTGGACTACCCTTTCTCGTAGAGAAACCTGGTGTAGGATTCAATGTAGATGTAGAACTATACTTAGTATCGGAGGATGAACTTAAACAATTAGATATGTTAGAAGGACACCCCGATTGGTATAAAAGAAAGAAGCGAGGGGCAGTCACACCCGAAGGTGAAACGCTGTTGCCTTACATATATTTTGCACCCGATGAGTACTACCATAAATCAGAGACGCTTCATGAGTGCTACTAAATATTTTATAGAGATAGGCAGTTGTGATTTCGATACGCTCAACAACTTGGCTGACCAAGGATGGAAGGGTGCTATCGTTGATCCAATTTCTGAGTACCTCAACGCTATACCTAGAAAAAAAAACGTCACATACATTAACTCCGCTGTTGATGTTAGGCGAGGTATAAGAACAATGGATGTGTACAACTCTGATGTTGTTGAAAAAGACCATGACTTTGCAGGCATGAGTGCGTTCAGAGAATATACAAACGAAAAAAACAAAAGCAAAGTTACACCTAGAGAGGTGTCTACTATTACCTATGAGGATGTATGTATGATGGCGAATGTGCCACGCATAGACCTACTCAAGGTTGACACAGAGGGACACGACTTTACTATACTTAAGAGTATAGATTACACAGGCCCATTTCGCCCAGCCTTAATCAAGGTAGAGCACAAGCATCAGCGTAACCCGTACGCTATGGAGTTTTTCCTAAAGGACAAGGGATACAAAACCTGGGTAGAATTAGATGACATTTACGCAATAGATACCAATACATAATTATGGATAAGATTTGCAAGGAGATTTCCAGATCTCTCATGTGCCCTAGTGTACGCGCGCACGTGGATGAGCAACTAGAAAAACTAGCGGCACTCCACACTTCGTTTGGTACTAAAGGTAAGGGTGATACAAGAACCAAGAAGCAACTTAAAGAGGCAGAGTCTGTACTATACAGGGAAATCAAGGCGGTTGCACCGGAGTATTATAAACGAATTATAATTGACAAGTAATGAAGAAGTCTCAACTAAGAGAGATGAACAATACATCTTTCAATAACGATGCGATACCAATGAAGAAACTGCAACCATTCAGAAGAAGTGATGGGCGCATGTTGGTAGGTCGCTACAAAGGTAAAGTCGTTAAAGATTTACCCCAGTCCTACATCAACTGGATGCTCAAGAACATTGAGATGGACTCATCATCTATGAGTTACTTGAGAAATGAGAAACTGATATGACTTAGTATCAAATTGAAAGAAGTATAGAGCAGAACGCTATAACCCTAGCGACCTCTGTGTTCTCGAAGATTAACCGAGCACACAAAGAAAGTTTAAAAATGAGCAGAAGGGATAGAGAGTTAGTGGAAACTAGGCAGATGATATGGGCTTATCTAAAAGAGAACACAAGGCTTACTATGTCCTACATGGGTAGTATATTCAATAGACACCACAGTACTGTGATAGCAGGTCTAAGGGTACACAACAAGAACATGGATGTGTTCAGCAATGGCAAGCCTATTAACCCCTTGTATGTAAGTAAGTATGAAGAGGGTTCAGTTATACTGGATCAGGCGCTCGCCCACACACGTGAGAAAAATAAATCACTAGTGTACCGAGTGGTGTTATACACTAACAATACCGAGACCTTAGATAAGTATGAGATAGTAAACATAACTAAGGTATGACATGGGACTTAAGTGAGAAGCAACCCATACACTACTATAATGTAGACATTATATGGCAGACCAAGCGTGGTAAAAAAATGTATACCAATAAATGGAAAGGCCTAGAGTGTGTGAGCAGAGCGAAAGACCTTAAGGGTTTGAATAAGGATAAGAAAGCATTACATTTCCTTGAGGGTCTTACAAAATTGACTGCTAAGAAACTTAACTTCAGAGTATACAAAATCAATAGCAAAGAGATAGTAGGGTACTCAGAGGTTCACAAAGAAAAAGACTACGACAATGAGTTCAAGTGAGACAATTACAATGTTTCCGTCTGTAACGGATATAGATAACCCACATTACACAACACTAGATGAATCCCTCACACGTATACGTGAAGGAAAAAGTCAAGCCAAGGTCGAGCAAGTTAGAGCAGGCAATAAGGATGTAAAGAAAACCCTGCCTATCGCATTGTTCTCTGGTGTATTTGAAGGCAGAAGAGACAGCCAGATCCTGGGGCATAGCGGTATAATAGTATTGGACTTTGACCATATAGATGTAGAGGATTACAAGTCATTACTTGGCACCGATGATTACATACGTGCCTGTTGGACGTCTCCGAGTGGAGACGGATTGAAAGCACTTGTCCGGGTTACAAATCCCGAGAGACACCGCGATCACTTCCGTGCGTTGCAAGCCTACTTCGATAGAACATATGGACTAGAGGTTGACCCTTCTGGAATAAATCTTTCGCGTGCTTGCTTTGAAAGTTATGACCCAGACCTTGTAAGTAATGAAGACCCTCATGTGTTTGGGTTAATGCTTTCAGAAGGCAGTGAGCATCAAGAGGCAGTACAGCGTGAGGCATACACCGACTACGAGAAGTTAGATATTGTAGTACACATGATACGCAAGGCTGATGATGGAGATAAACATCGTACGCTTTTACGTGCTTCCATATTGTGTGGTGGATACATCGCCGCAGGAAGGATGGAAGAGGACGAAGCACTGCGTGTTATGGAGCGTGAACTTGTACGTAGAGATGTACAAGACATAGACCTAGCACGTAAGACCATGGGTGACGGCATCAACCAGGGTAAGACCATGCCTATCCGTGAGATTATTGATGACGAGAACAAGATTAAAAGAGAGTTCCGAATCAACGATGGAGACATGTCTTTTATATCTTCGGATGCCACTGATCTGGAATGGATAAATGATTTCGCAACAGGTAAGATAGAGAAGGGACTTACCACCGGGCTAACAAACCTAGATAAGTACTACTTGTTTAAGAAAGAGTTCACTATCATCAATGGTCACAGTAATGTGGGCAAGACAACAATGGCTTTGTACTTAATGGTAACAGCATCCGTACTGCACAAGTGGAGATGGATTATATATTCTTCAGAGAATAAAACAGCCGCTGTTAAGATGAGGCTTATGGAATTCTTAGTTGATGTACCTGTTAGTGACATGCACTATGAGGAAAGAGTCGCCGCATACAAGTGGGTGAACAAACATTTTACGATTATAAATAACAATCAAGTGTATAGTTACACCGACCTTATAGTATTTGCTGAGAAACTTATACGGCAAGAGCCATACGATGGCATACTGATTGACCCTTACAACTCACTGAAGACAACCATATCAAAGAACGCTCAACTATCTTCTCATGAGTATCACTACGAGGCCGCATCAGAACTACTCACGTTCAGCGTTAACAACAACATGGCAGTGTGGTTGAACACTCACTCAGTTACTGAGGCTCAAAGAATTAAAGGCCCCGATGGATTGCCTGTAGCACCGAGTGCGGCAATGACTGAAGGCGGCGGTAAGTTCGTGAATAGGGCCGATTCATTCATCACATTTCATAGAAAAACGCAGTCAAACGACTACGATATACGTCAGCGTACAGAGATTCATGTTCGCAAACAACGTAACCAAGAGACGGGTGGACAACCTACACCTTGGGATGATCCTGTGGTACTTGAAATCAATAGTTCACGTACAGGATTTAGGAATCTTGGTAGTAGTGAAAAAAGTTTTACTCCTTTAGCGTACAAGAACAGTAGTTTAGACTTATATTAGAGGGTGGATGAAGTCACCGAAATCAAATTGGAGTTACCAAAGCCGCCTTCGCTTAATCAATTTTACAGTGGGAGGCATTACGCGGTACGCTCAAAGTACAAAAAAACTTACTGGGAAAAAATCCAAAAGGTTCTTGAAGGATTTGATAAGTGGCACATGGAGTCTATGTCTATTCATGTGTACTACAATTGCCGTTATGATGTTGATAACGCTATCTGTTGCAGTAAATTTCTTGCTGATTATCTACGAAACAATGGTTATATTGATGACGATAGTCCTAGATTTTTCACATCACAGTCTACGCATTACGACGGGACGGTGGCCAAGGACACGTTTGTAGCAAAAATTAAAGCGCATGGATACGAAACTCTTAAGTAAAGTTTATTTCCTGGCAACTGCAAGAATGCAGGAGGCAGCCATAGAGTTGTATGAAGACCTACACACAAACAATGGCGAGGCTCGTACCGATGCTGAACGTCTGCATAACACCATACGTAAGTACAAGAGAAGCATAGACACAGAATTCGATTTAATAAGAGCCGCATTGTTAGAGCATTATGATGACGCTGATTTATCTTGATGGCCTAAATGGTATCAACTATCACAGACTAATGACACCCTTCCTTAGACTTAAGGAAGAGGAGGATCTGGAGATACACTTTATAGAAAACTTTAATGACCTTAAAGAGTTCGACCTTTCAAAGGTCAAGAACCTTGTGGGATCAAGAAGGTTTAGCGTCTCGAATCATAAAGCATTCAAGCAGTATCTGGTAGACAATGATGTCAAACTTATATTAGACAACGATGACTATTGGAAACTACCAAAGGATAATCCTGCTTACGAATACTACAAGAACCATCAGTCAAAAGATATCAAGGCGAGTATACTCATAGCCGATGAGATCTGGAGTCCCTCTGCGTTTCTTGTAGAGATAATGAAAGACATAAACCCTTCCGCTGTATACCGGGTGATACCGAATACCATACATCAAAAGGAAGAGCAATGGGTTGATTGGGAAAAGGATATGCCTAAAGACTACAAGGTTCGCTTTGGATATCTCGGAGCCAATGGACATCAAAAAGATATAGAGCAGATGGGTATGACGTTTGAAGACCATGAGTTATATTGCATGGGTCTGATGGACTATCCAGAAAAGTTAAAAGCAAAGTATAGAATGAACCCTGTGGATATTACTCAGTACGCTAAGTTGTACAAGTTCTTCGATGTCTCCCTCAGCCCCTTGAAGGACTCCAAGTTCAACAAAAGCAAGTCTGAATTAAAAGTAGTTGAAGCAGGGTTCACTCGTACTGCAATCATAGCATCAAACGTAACGCCATATAAGGAGGTTATAAAGCACGGAGAGACAGGTATCCTATGTGACACACCACAAGAATGGAAGGAGGCCGTAGAGGGCATGACATTACCCAAGGCTATGAGGCTTGGTAAGAATCTTTACGAGTATTGTAAAGAGCATTATGATTTGTCTACCATAAATAAACTGCGGCTCGAAGGACTCTCATGAAAGATCAGATCCCATCATACCTAAAAGAATATGCCAATGACCTTACGTTAAGAAGGATTGACGCTAATCGTAGAAGGTATAAGGGTACTCACAAACAGAGAAAGGGTACAAAGCAATCAGTATTATTGGGAGAAGTATCAAGAGAGTATTACACAGAGTACATAGGCATACTTGGTGAGTTGCTTATCCGTCATTACTTTGAGGTTACACCAGAGGTAACGAGATATACAGTGTCTACGCTGTTAAAAGAAACAAAGAATGTTACTGATGACCCAGACATTATAGTAGAGTCAACAAAGATTAAGTACGGACTTAGTGTAAAGACTTGTGAGAAAACATTCAAGGCTAACAAGAGAGCGATGGATAAAGAAGAGTCCGACATAGTACTCTTCATCTTGTTTACATCACCAGACGAATATCTATTTGCCGATTTCACACCCGACGATGTAAGGCTATGGGATGTAAGGCACGCATACTCACCCTATTACGAAATGAAACCTCTATAGATACGTTTTGTATCTTCGATGCTCCCACAATTTCGTGGGTTACAAACAATTATTTATCGCTCATTATGGAAGACTTCGACAAATTCGTAGCAGAACTTGAATCGGCTGAACAACCGACTTGTAACATCTTAAACCCGGAAGACTGCGAAGCGTGTGGCTCTTGATCAGGAGATTAATTTCTTACGTAAGAAAAGCACAGATAGAAGAAGCAACAGTAAGTAAAAAGAAAACTTGTAAACCTTGTTGTACCACCTGTCGCTGTCCTTCATAACGATGGACGGGACAGGTACTTCTATCACCTGTACAATAGTATCACTTTCGCACATTGCGTCCACTATAATGGTGTCAAACGAACGTACGATGTTAACCTTAAGTCTATCCTTAGTGATGGTAATGGTGTCCCGCTGTTGAAGAGTTATCGTATCACGCACCGAGACGGGTGCAGTTACAATCGTATCCGTAACAACAACCGTGTCTTTCCTTAGTACGCTGGGGTCTTTCTTGATTGCTTTTCTTAGGTGCCACTGCGCGCTGCAACTGCTCAATGATAGCATTATTATTAATAAGGATAGCCATTTCATCTGTTTAGTTTATCTATTGATGTTTGAATAGTCGAGTAATGAACACGCAACCTCATAGATAAATCAGCCTCCCATCTCTGTACTTCTCTACCATCATTATACAATATGACTGTAGGCACAGCGTGTATGTCCTCTGATTCCTTAACGGTATTATCTTTATCAATCCAAGCGCGTAAGATTTTTGCGCCATTGATGTTTGTTATTGATGTATAGTTGTTGGAAGAATTCCATGTAGCATTATAGTGTACTACTACAACTCCTTTGACATTAATCTGACTAACCTCTGTAGTTACCGATGACGGAAACATTACTACCATAAGTAATATGAGGAGGATGTTTTTCATTTCATCTCAAACAAGCGTTGCTCCATTCGAGCGAGTTGGGTTTTAATATCCCCGACATCAGTCTGTGTGTTCATGATGGTCTCACGTATCAACTCATCTTTTAAATCAAACTCAGTGCGACTGATGACTGGCACAGGCAATTCTTTTGCCTCCTGCACCTCAGCCTTTAGGTCAAAGTATCCAAGACTAACTATTACTGCCCCGCCGATAATCATACCAACGGTCTTTAGTGATAGTCCTACTATTGTGTCCTCTGATATTTCTTTATTTATCTCCACCGGACTTAGCAAATTTTTCTAATCCAGCAATTCCAAAACAGCCTATCGTGACGTACACGAAAGAGTTGTAGACACCTTCATTGATTACTAAATCTTTTCCGAATGCACCAGTGACAAGGTCAAGAGTCATTACCAAAACCATTACAGCAAAAGAAATTGCACCAAGAATACTCTTCTCGTTCCAGTCGTTGCTGTCCTTAAATATTTGTTTCCACTTCATACAACAAATATAAGTATCCTATTTGGGAAGTTCGAGGTCGTATTTTATATACATAGCCTCCTCTGGACTCTTAGAAAACGTCCTGTCAATAGTACTCTCTACACTGGAGACGATACTGTAGTTACCAAACTTAGCAGAATAGTTAGCGGCAAATTGATAGGCTCTCTTTATCTCATCCAACCGCACCTGTCTGTTTATTTTTTCGTTGTCACTAAGAGAGGTGTATGGCTTACGGAAATTCTGTGCGCTCATGTTGTAGTAGAACTGTCTTGATATATCAACAGGGTAGTCCCTAAAGATTACTGCAGTAGACAACTCAGCCGCTGTTTCAAGGGGTTGCAACTCTAAGTCTGGGTTTTCCTTTGCTTCCTTCATGCGCTTGCGGTATTCACGAGCGATGTAGTTCATGTTAGGCGGTATGAAAGTCTCCTTAAATATATAAGAGCCATAGGCATCTGACCACTCCGTTAGGTTGGGGCCAATGATGTACCTGTGAAACCAGCCTACGTCCTCGTTGTTAAGGATTGGTCGTCCATAGGAGTCCTTCCCATCAACAAGGTTAAAGAGTAATCGCGCTGCAAGGTTAGGGTCTTTGAAATCAGCGGCTATACTTTGTAACATATTGCTTCTTGATATACCATTACGACCATATATAAGTCCTTGCAATTCATCGTATGGGTCTTCCGAACTCATGTTAGCAAAACGAATTTTACCGTCTTTACCCATATCGACAGCGACAATGTTTGAGCCCTGCATCCACGGAGGTAATATATAATTAGTAGACCTTGCTTGTTGTCCAAGTTCATCTTCCTCATCGTCCTTTAATAACAGACCCGCTATGGCTTGATATCCTACTTTAGATAAACCGGCAAGTGCGAGTCCCATGCTTAGTGTACCCGCACCGTCTGTCATGTACGCACCACGCTGTGATTTCGTTAAGTTCTCGTTGGTCATAGCCTGTCCCAGATCAGCAACTGCATTGCGATAGATACTGAAGAAACTACGGAAGGCTTCAACGCGGAATGAAAGGAAGTCACCCACTGGCAACTTAAATAGATTACGTAACGAGGGGTGTATACGAGACATGGTAGGCATGTTCTGCTTGATACGCTCGGCTGTCATCTCATCCACCTGCTGCTTCTGAGCAAAAGAAAGTTCATCGTATGACTTACCATCGGGATTAGATTCAAGTCTCTTAGCGAAGTTCTCACGCTTAGTGAGGTAAGCAATCATCTTGGTATAGTCATCAATGAATCCATACTGATAGGCGGTACGTGCTGCCTTTACACCTAGTTCCCGCTGTGCTTTCTTTACACCTGCTGGCAACCAACTCCACGCTAACTCGGGAGACACGCCTTCCAACTGTTGCATGAATGAATCATTGATGTCACTAAACATACCCATGTTTGGAGATGAGCCAAGCAATCCAAGTTCACCCATGCGGTCAAGAATTTTCTCATACTCTGGATCTAACTCACCGTCCTTCATCTTCTTGAACCTGTTCCTCAAGTCTTCCATTGCAGTAAGCCCTCCTCTGTGCTTATTAAATGGAAGCACAAAGTTTGCTCCTAAGAAATACCAACCACCCATGATGTTCTTTCTCCAGGTAGGTAGGTTGTATAGTACACGTACACGACGCATCTGTAACAGAAGTTTATAGTATCCTTGAAGAACCTTGTTGTCAGACTGATACATCGGTGTTTGCTTCAGCATGCTAACGAAGTCATTCTTCACAGCCTTGCCGCTCATTGGAGATTTCTTCTCCTCAATAACCGTATAGTTCTCTATAAAGTAATCCTTTAGTTTGTCTTCGATGTAGTTCATACGATCTGAAGGAAACGCAGGGGCTTGACCATCTATTGGTTGACCACCTGTTCTTGTATAGAAATCATCAAAGGACTCTTCCTTACCAATAAGGCCCAGGTCACGTGCAATTTGATCAACCCTTACGCCAAGTCTTTTCTCTGGGTCTTTAGACATGATAGCGCGTACAATCGGAGTCGTAACAATTAAATCACCAAGGTCACTACGCTGTGCAATCTCATTTACTCTATCTACTAGCGTGAACTGTTGCACCATGTTGGTAAGAGTAGCAACGGTTTGACTGAACTTAATGTATGGGTCTTTCTCTACACCCATGTAGTCCATCAACTCAATAGGTAAGTCTTGACGCTGTTTTAATTTCTTAGTAGGTATTCTTAGTTTACCCAAGTCTTTACTGCCAGCCAAGCCTTCGCCATATCTGCCTTGAGATTCTCGTGATGCTGCCTCTATGTTTCTCAGACTATCCTTGACCCTGTTCTTAACCTCTTCTATCTGGGTTAACTCTATGAACTGAGCAATGTCATCCAACTCATTCATATCAAGATTCATGGCATCCATCTGCTCATACATCTCATCAGTGAAGTTGTCGTTTTCATATATGTCGTAAGCCATGTCATAAATCATGGCGTCTACCATAGATTTCTCAGCGGCTGCTCTTAGTTGTGGGTCGAACTTAAAGTTGGGATCAGTAAACGCACGATATGTTCTTGTGCCGTATGATGCTGTGTTATCTATAATAGTCTCCTGCAATTCACTGCTTAGGTTATCAAAGACAGCGCTGTTCTGTATAGACTCCTGCATTGAAGCACGTATCCCTCTTAATCGCCCCAGTTGTTTCAGCAACTCGGGGTTTATTTCTTGCAGTTTATCGAAGGCTTCTCGTCTTGTCTCTTCCTTTGCACCAAACAGATAGTCATTAGATAGGTCAGCCACCTCTTGTCTCTGCTCGTCTGGTAACTTATTTGTTATCTTATCTATCTGACGCGACGCAAGGTAAAATCTATTGATGTGCTGTACGTTTATAGACTCTGAAATCTCCAGTGCTTGAAGTACATCTCTACGTGTTCCCCTAAGCCTGTCTATACCAAGAACCTTCTCGAGTTTCTTTGCTAATGCGTTTAGTTTAGGGCCTAGAATTCCCGTTAGTTTTTCTAGAGGATCAAAGGTCTTGTCGTAGTTCTCTGGATCTGGTACACCTGCCACGTTTTTACTTGGCTCTACATCCATCTCGCCCGTAGGCTTTTCAAACCCGTACTCGTCCTTCTCTGTTTTTTCCGTAGTCGTTGGTCGCTCTCTTTGAAAGCGTTCTGTCTGCAAGGATTCGGCCATGGGTACTTGGCTGATGTCTGCACCAGCACGTACAGCCTTACTCATTCCCTTCATGTACTCAGAAATATCTTTAGCCAAACCAGCATCCTCGAATATCTGTACACGATTGCCTGTTATCTTACTTACGATACCATTTAAAAACGCTTTGAGTTCCTCGAGAAAAGATGCTTCAAAAACAATTCTTTCACTACCGAGTAAGCCACCAAGTTGAACCATAAATTCCTCTGACTTGTAAGCACCGGCAGATTCTCCATCCTCACGCTCCATGTATCGCTCCGCAAAAGCATTTAACTCCTTTACATTGCTCTCGCTTAACCTACGAATCACAAGTTTCCTAAACTGATTGAAGTCAATAGGTCTGTCGTTAAAAAACTTTGAGAATATCTTGTGGTAAACCTCATGATACGCAGTGCCTTCTGCTGTATATCTATCTACCTTACCTCTCTGAGATAGGGATTCATCTGCGGATGGTATAGATACTATAATAGGAGCGTCTTTAGTGCCTACTCTACCAGAGGTTATACCAGCAGCATTTTTTAAATCTGCTTTTTTAAAGCCAGCCGCTTTACCCGCTTCGTAGAAACCCTTTCTTCCAAACCCTACATTGAAATCTTTAGAGTCTGGATTCAAAAGTCTGTAGGCCTCACTTGCTAACACAAGTTTGCTTAGTATCCGCTGTTCTTTTATAGGTATCCTTTTACCGTCGCTATATTTTCCTTCCTCCAGCATTGTTCGCAATGCACCCGCGTCGTTCTTATCAAACAGGTTAAAGAAAACCCCTTTCTTCCTGTCTCTGTTGTATTGGAAATCAGCCAGCGCGTCGGCTACACTTTTGTTTCTTGATTTTCTACCTACTTCTTCTTGGCGTGCTTGAAGTATTCCACTAATTTGAGCCTTCGCTCTGCTTGTTTCCGACTTGGGTACGTCCCCAAGTTCTTCCCCGACTTGCTCTGCACCTGGTACTTCTTCGGGCTTAACTTCTTTATCATCTGGTTGTGCTTGTGTTTGCTCCTCTGTTTGTGATGAAAGCAATTGGTCTAACTCTTTGGCTGCCTGCTCCATCTCTTCCTCGATAGCAACCTTTTCTTCCGCAGTAATATTGCCGTCTTTCAAAACATCTGCGGCTGCGTTGATGTCACGGGTTAATTGGTCTGCTATTTCTTCTTGTACCCCCTCTAGTTTCATAACTCTCTCAGAGGTTTCTCTAAGTAGGCTGTACTTCTCTTGTTTTAGTCGCTGTAGTTTTGCGTCTACGGCTTTTCTTGTGGCTGGGTCTTTCTTTTTAGACTCTCTTAGTTTTTGAATCTCATTATCTATAGATGCAATCTCCCCGTTGTTGGCTACAAAAGATATCTCGTTGGCTACAGAGAGTTTCTTCTGATCCTGTTCCTTTGCCCAGTCGATATATGATAATTCACCAGGTGTTTTGCCTATACGACCTGCTAAATTATAAGCCATTACTGGTGCCGCTGGGCCTAACTCAGCGAACGCTTCGAGCGCTATGTCTCTTGGTCTAATTTCCTCGCCCGATATCACCTGTCCCGCAAACTCACCAGTACCCCCAAGCCCTGCTTGAACCAAGGTTTCTGCTGCTGCCACTTTCATGGCTCTGTTTTTTGCTGATCTACCTACAGATTTTACGAGTACGTTACCCACTTTACCCGCAGCACCCCCCGATATAGCATCGAATACCGCGATAGGGATACCACGCTTAAGTCCCTTCTCTCTGGCCTTAGACATTATTCTTTGGTCACCTGTGGCTTCTCTTAATTGCTCTGGATCTGTTACATTCACACCTTCTTCACGTAGTACATCCATAATAGAATGACCATACTCAAGAGCCAATGATGTTCCACCAAAGTATCCTGCTATAGCACCAGTAGTTGCGCCTGCCGCTGTACCTGCACCGGGAATGACAGAGCCTACTCCTGCACCTACACCAGCACCTGCCGCTGCACCTCTGACACCAGTCTCATACGCAGTAGCCATAGAGATTAATGACTCTGGTATAACGCGTATTATATCAAGCGCAAAACTACCTACAGGATTATCGGTGTCGTATAGGTAGTCTTCTTCTTTTGGTGCGTCTCTTTGAACTATGTTGTTGAGGTAGGCTATCTTTTCGTAGTCCATCACCCCTGTGATTTCTGCCATTTGTATTTCGTTAGCAAGAATACCACCAGACACAGCGCGATTCCAAAGTCTACCTAACTCACTTGGGTTTTCATCAATGATTAACCAGTGGTCTTTCATCTTGCGATTAACAGGACGCTGTGACTCTATGGTTTTGTAGTATTGACTGGCTAAATTATACGCATCATCAGATAACTTACCCTGCATTTGCTCAAGGGTAACACCGCGTTCCTGCGCTGACTTTACAGCGTCTAATAAACCAGAAGAAACCGCCTTTGAATCAGAGTCGAGTTGAGTAGATAGAGATACCGTACCTCTTACCGAAGGCTCTGATGCTGATACCGAAGGACTGGCGATCTGAGAACCTTCGGTACCATCTTTTTTTTTTGAAAAGAAATCTTGTGCAACAACCATTGCGTCATCGCTAAGTTTACCCTGCATCTGCTCAAGGGTCACCCCTCTGTTGTACGCAGACTCAAGTGCTTCTAATAACTGCTCGTCTTCCATTAAATATCAATCTTTAAGTCTAATCTTAATTCTTTACGAATTTCAGCGAGTGCATTCTTGCGCTCAGTAGGTGTCATTATATCCCATCTTGCACGTTTACGACCATTAAACTCTACCTCACGTCTGTCGCGCCATTTTGCTTCATTATAGATAAGGTTCCGCTGCTCTTGCTTATTCATGTCATTCCACTTATCTACAGTGAAGTGTTCCATCAAATGAATTGACGTCCATGTAGGAGTTGTATTGGCTGCTTCTGGAACTACGTACTGACCCGCTGGAGCGGGAGGCCCCTGCAATGGGCCTTCTTCTACTTCTATCTCACCAAGCACATTTATATCTCCCTGGAAGTTTTGCTGTGGCTCACGACCCGCAAAGTTTGCCGACCACATAGGTAACATATTGTTGTATGTCTGACGAATCTTATCTGCCTGTGCAGCGTTACTCAATCCATTCAACGGTATTTCAGATGCGTCTATCACTGTTCTGGCAACGTGAGTTTCAGTTTTATTACTCCTGTTCTTTACTGACTGATTAGTTCTAATAATAGCAATCATCTTCCCGTCTTGGTCTATACCGATGCTCTCGATATAATTTTGATTACCATTCACGTCTCTGTACATAGGTTGTGTGCCCTCTATACTCGCGTGAATAGCCATGTTAGCGTTAGCCAATTCTGGGTCACTCGTTTTCAAAACATTTCCATTGGCGTCTGGAGTAATAGGTGGCATGTATTGCAAATCACCAGCCTCTATAACAAATCCACCGTAGCCAGAAGCCTGTGATGCTGCCCTCGCTTCTTCTGCCTGTATTCTTGACTTGGTTCTGTAGTCAGATAGTTCCGCTTGGCGTTGCTCGCGTTGTGTCTCTATGTCTTGAGACAACATATTTGTAAGTGCGCCCGTAACGTATTCCGCATATTGTCCTATATACCCTTCACGATCCTCATCAGACAGGTTTCTAATTTTAGAAAGGTCATCCATGTTACCACTTAGTCCACCAAGTTGATGGAGTACAAACGCAATGGCCTGGTCTTCTTCTTGTTGAGATAGGGAGTTACTGTTAAACCATGCCGATACACTTGATCCTACTGCATTCGGGTCAAGTTCCCCTGATCCAGCCATATCGTAGAAGTTATTAATACCCCCAGAGGCTTTTAGGTTTTCAAGTATCATACCCGCTGCCGCGTTAGGAGCAATCTCTGGTAAAGCAAATCTTCTAAACTCATTTAGTGACGGTAGTTCACCGGCTGCTAGACCTATGTTTTGAGCACTGACCTGTACATTACGTGCGTCTTCTAATTGAGACATCAACTCAGCGGGGTCATTGTATGCATTTGGGTCTGCTAGTATAGATGCCTCTAAATCATTAACAGTGTTTGCATATTCAAGCGCATCTGCTGCGTGTTGCTTATAGGAATTATACAGCCGCTGTCTTCGGGCCTTTGCCTCAAGGGACATATCTCCCTGATCCAGGTCTTGCTCGATAGCATCCCACTCTGATTGCAGTTCATCCTGCATACCTGTAGTGAAAGCGCCACGTTCCTGTTGGAACTGGTTGAGGTATTGTAGTTTCTTCTCTTCTTCTAACTCACGACGGGCCTTGGCGTTTCTGTACACCGCACCATAATCTACTTGTGGTACCTGGCCCACCGCCATGAATGTGGATGTATCAGCCATTATTTAAATTGTTCTTTGTTTAGTAAGTTACGAACGAATTCGTGTAGTTCGGTATCTCCTTCCTCGGAAAGTTTACGCATTTCTTCAGCCTGCTTTGGATTGAATATGTATTCACCTCCAGTCATCTCCCCGATTTTTGCTCCCTCTTGAACGATATCTATAGGATTGTCATCATGCGAGAACTCCCCTGGTGTTTTATCTACCGGCTCTTGAACACCACCATCTTCCATAACATCAACCTCATCCAACAAAACAGTTCCCGATGGGTCGCTTACTTCTTCTTCAAGGATATTAAATGACGCCGCTTTATCTGCCTTGGTTTGCTTAGTAAAATCTATCAAGCCCTGCTGTGTCCCCTGCATAGCAGCGTTAGACATAGCGGTTAAGGCATCTGTCTTAGGAGCAGAAGGGTCAGCAGTGGGTAGTTCCAATGCTTCTGGGTTCTTTCGTTTGAACTTTACAGTTGACCCAAGAATTTCTGCCCCACCTTGAATAGCCTGTGTCACACCGCCTATAGTTGTTTGTCTTGCTGCATCTGCGGCACGAGAAAGTCTATTTAAATTTAACCGGGCCTGCTGGTTTTGACCTGCAGTTAAAGATGTTTCATCAAGAGTAGGTACGCTTTGAATAGCACGATTCGAGGCTAATTCTGTTGCTCTTATTAAGCCAGGCGTTGCTGATACAAGAGCACGAGAACCGCCTTGTGCTGCTATTTGGTCTGCCGCTGTAGCCTGTGCGCGCAATGCTGCATCTACACCTGCTTGAGCGTCACTTGTTTGGCGAGCAATTCTCTGACGCGCTGCTTGGGATCTGATTGGGCCCGTCGCTGCTTCGTCTGCCTGTGCCATTTTCTTTTTGGCTTGGCGCTCTTGATACGCACCGTATGCCGCTGTACCAAGTCCTGCTGCTACATTTATTAGGCCTCCTACAAAATAATTCTTCATCTTTTTCATAATACAAAAATACTGATAATACTATTGCCCTTGCTGGTTGTGTAGATTGGACTTAGTGTATATAAAGTTTATAGCATACAACTCATGCTTTGAGGTTGTGGAGTTTACAAACCTGCCCTTCAAGTAATAGTCTCGCAAAGAGTCACCTTCAATAGCAGAATTAGCAATCAATACAATCTCATCATTAGCAGTAACACCACTTACGGTTC